GCCAGGATGAACCACACCAAACCGGGCATCTTGCGTTGCTGCTTTGTGTGGAGCTCGGCACTTTTGTAGAGCTTGAAAACCTTTTTATCATAGCGCCAAGGTGACTTGCTGATGCTTTTCGAAAACATCAAACCCCGGCTCACATGGTCCCATTCATACACCACCGCGAGGCCCATATTTGCAATGCGTCGAACGTGCAAATGGCGACCGCCGAGGGCATGAATGTGCTTGTCGAGGTTGATGACGTTTTGGGTGATCAGGACGAAATCGACGCCCATGTGCCGGTGCGTGTCCAAGGCTTGTATATCGTCGGGCACCTTGGAACCGTTGGGCCTTGGAGGCCAAACCTTTTGAACCTCATCGAACACGATCAAGCTACCGGGCTTTGCCCACTTGTGCCAGTCTCGAAGGCCCTGATTTTCACCGCCATCGATCAATTCATGATCGACTTGCAATCCGTTGATGTTTGTGTAAATCGTGCGCGGCAGTTCGACGGGTTGACCGTTGGCGTCCTTGGCTTCGATGGTTTTGCCAACCATCGGCAAAAGCATTTTTTCGATGGTGTAAAGGGTTTTGCCAGCACCCGGCGTGCCCGAAATGATGGTGATCATTGTTGATTCGTGCCAAGGATTTTGGTGGCGCTGCTGATCTGCCACAGCATGACCTTGACGGCCACGGCAGCAAGGATGATGCCGATTCCCTTGCCACCACCCGCAAGGAGGAAAACATTCAACATGTCAACGGGAAGCGCATTAACAGAGCCGACCAATTGCGACTTCACCTGATCAACAGCAGCTTCAAACCCGGTAATCGTGACAACGGAAAAGCCGAGCGCCAAAAGGATTTTGGCAATAAATGGCTGTACGAGAGACAGGAGCCAAGTACCGATTTTCATTCTGTACGCCCTGGTATCAAGATCATGAAGGCCGCGAATGTGCAGCAAATAATCAGAATAGGCTTGACGTATTGGTCTATATACGAACAGGACTGATTCCAATCCCAGACTTTGAACTGCTGCAAACCATGGGGCGAGAAATACACGTCAGCAGGGCAGGAACCGCCAGGAAATAGATTTTCCTCAATGAATTGGACGTCCTTGTTAGTCTTGGGTGTTTCTTCTTCTGGCGTGTCCAATTCAGGCTTAGCACATGCGAGAACGTCAGGATTTTTTGCACAAAAGTCTAGTTGCTCTTGTGACGGTTTATCAGGGTCTGGCGGTGGCTCTGAATCCGGTTCGGGCATTGGTTCAGGGCCTGGGACTGGACGGTTTACGGGCTGCATGTCAACACGCCAAGGCTCTGATGGCGTGGGACTGGGATTGACTCGAACACCGGGCTGAATCCACGGCTGATTGTTTGGCCCAGGTGCTATATTTGGGTCATATTGCGGATTTGGTACAGGGTCGCCAGTTGGGACAAACAACGGCCGAGGGACTGGGTTTTGACCCGGTTCAGGATTAATTACAGGCTGCTCGACTGGTAGCGGTGTGGGCTTTGGCAATTCCCATGGCACAGTTTCGGGCATAGGTTTTGGTGCCAATGCATCCTTGAATTCTTCTTCAGTTACCTGTTTTGGTGGAGGGGTTTGAACGCACCCGGCTGGAGTAACATACCAGCCAATGGGGCAGGATGAACCGCGAGTAGTGTATTGAACGTTGTACCAGCCATATTGTTGACCGGTTTCGGTGACAGCATAAGTTGCGCAAACGGGGTCAGTTGAAGATATAACAAATTCATGACCTGCCGGCAAACTAACGTGCTGTCTCATTTCCTCACATGCCGAGGATTTTGACACGTGCCATGTGTCATAAAGCTTATATTCCATTCCATCAGAAACAGGATAAGAGCTATCCGGAATTGCCCATTTACCCGAAGCAGCATCCCAAATAAGACCAGCCAAGCCGAGCCAACTAGCAATGCCAACGCCAAAGCGGACATATGGATTCATGAAAATGGCAGCGGCGGCAATGCGTGGGGCATTGGCTGCGAACCGGTACGCAGCGGGCATAGTGGAAGCAGTGCCAGGAACAGGCACGCGCAGCGCGTTGGGCTGGAATGCCACTTTGCCATAACGGGCATCATTCGACGATGGCGCGAATGTCCAATTGCCAGAGGAACCACCGAAGCCAGACGGCGGGGCCAGTTGGGCATATCCAGCATGCGCACCTACCGAAAAGCCACCCACAAGAGCAGCAACGAGCCCAAGGCGAACATGAATTCGATGGAGGATGGCATGTTTAATCCTTAGCATGATCGACCCGGAAAAGATTCAGCAGGGCGCGAGCGCAGGCAATAACGACCGCAGCCACCAGGAAGAGCCCGAACAGAGCGGAAATGTCCGCGATGTGTTCGGGGTTTGGCGGTGCGGGTTCCACTTGCACGATGACGGTTGTAGTTTCAGCCATGGAACCCGCCCGGACTTAGCGCCAGCCCAGTTTAGAGGCCAGCTTCATGAGGCCCCAAATGACGACGCCTGCGCCCATGATCAGACCGACAGCGGTGGTTGCGTCAGTCTGATATTCAGTGATGGCCGAAGACACTTCGGTAGGCAAAGCGGCATGGGCAGCACCAGCGGTGGCCAGGACGAAGGCGGGAACAGCAGCGAGACGGGTAGCGATTTTGTTCATGGTGTTTCTCCAGTTGAACGGTTGAGGAATGGCGCGGAATTGCACCCAGTGACCCCGCACGCGGGGCCAGAGGCTGGAATTACGCGGCAGACTTCGTGATGGTCATGGGCGTGATGTCCCGAACCTGTTCTTCGCGCTTGCCGAAGCGCATGACGGCCTGAACATCGACTTCGGCCGTAAAAGGCGGCTGCAGGTGCTTGATCTTTTCGACCAGGGGCAGGGGGCATGGGTAGGTGGTGCCCATTTGGCCGCGTGAAATGCCGCCCTCTTGGAACGGTTCGGCAAGTTGGGCCAGGGTATGGAGTTGGCCGATTGCATACGCTTTGCCGGACGTTCTGCCGACGCCGGACGAACCCTCGAAACCTACGATTTGCATTTTCATGGTGTAACCCTTTGGTGCTGGGCCTGAACATCGGCCCAAGTGATGCCAGCCGCCACGCTGGAGAGAGGAACCCGACGAGGTAGGCCGACGATGCGCACCTCCTCAACGAGATCGGCATGAGTGGCCATCGTGGCGTCTTGGAGGGTTCCAAAGACCTTGCCGTAACAGCGTTTGAGGTGGTAGAGCAAGTGAGCAATGGAGACTTCGCCCGACTTGGACAGCGTTGGAATGCTCTGGGATGCTTCTTCGACAAATTGCGCCAAGGCCGGATAGCAGCCCGCGAAAAACGCATCACGTTCGGTCAGCACATCGAACGGAATCACACGGTCACGATTCCCTAACTGGACTTCAAAACGCGTCCAGTTGCTGGAGAAGTCGCCAAGCTGGCGGCCCTTCTCATAGACGCGCAGCATTTTTCCGTTTTTGGCTTTGCCGATGTAGAGGGTTCGGCCTTCGACGCCGCCGAGCCAATCGCCATCGAGGCGTGAGGATGGAGAGCGCCCGCCAAGCTGGAAGCCGCCGGATTGATAGAGGGTGACCGCTTCCTCTACGGTGTGCTGCCCTTCGAGGAAATCAACGGCCAGATCGACGCGGGTAATCTTGGCTTCCAGGGATTCGAGGAAGTCACGCAGACCATCCCAATCGCGCACAAACTGGCAACCCTCGCCGGTCAGTTGAAAGAGCCAGCGACCACCCTGCGACTCACCACCGAAGGCCAAAGCACCGATTTGAGAGGTCAGGGAGCCATGACGAGCAAACAGCTTTACAGAGGCTTCAAAACCGAGAAGGCCGCGGTCTGCAATGCCAGAAACCGGACGGCCCAACATGCGCGAGAGCATGGCAACAAAGCCTTCCGGGCTGAGTGCAGGAGTTGGAAACGTGCAGTTAAGCCAATCAACCTTGGCAAGTTGGGTTTTCATGCGCAAGCCCTCTTGCGAACAAACAGTGCGGCGACGAATTGGCCGTTAGTGGTGGAACTTTCCCCCCGTGTTACAGGACGGGGGGACATGAGGCCGGTCAT